TACATAGCCGATAAAATATTCGAGCTGGATATGCCTATTGAGCAGTTTCTACCGAGACAGCAGATGATAATAAAGAGGCAAGTGCTTGATATATTGGTTGAGTGGCAGGCTGAATGGGAGGCAGAGAGAGCAAAATGGATGAGACGGCAGGAGTTGTAACAGATATGGTAACAAAGGGGTTGGAGTGGGAACTCCTATTCACACTCTTTCAGTTAATGGTAGTTGGTTATATACTGATTACCATTAAATCCTTTCTTTTTAATGAGTTTGCGTGGCGTAAATTCAAAGGATCACTTGTTATAGGTATAGGTGCAAAGGTGAGGTTATTTAATGATGATGGCAGTGTTGACGGCAAAATTATATCAGCTAATAGATCAACTATTAAAGTTGAAACAGAAGACGTTATTGTATATATACCAACTAAGAAATTTCCTGAAAAAGAGTGGTCGGTCCTTAAATAAAGAAAGGCTAGATGTGGAAGATATAAGAGATATTGTAATACGTACCGATGAAACAGTAAAACATTTAAGAGATAAGTTTGACAAACATGAAGTAGATGGTAATAAAAAATATGACATGTTGATGGAAAGCGCAAATACATGTGTTGAATCTGGTCATATAAAGGAACAAAACAGTAAGATTGATAAGATATTAGACGTACTTAATAAAATACAGAAAAAAAGGGTAATAGAGTTTGGTGATATAGTCAAGGGTATGATTGTTATTGCAACTATCGTAGGTATTACTTTTGGTGTTATGAGTTACTTTAACAACACCTACGGAAGCCAAACTGATAAAGCCCCTATATATCAAGGTCAGACCGATAAAGAGTGTGTTGATAGAGCTGACGTAGACATGAGATGGATTGAGGTTTTCCATACTGGCAGTTATACACACTATATTAATAAGGAGGTTAACCATGCGGTAGTCTGTCATAAAGACGAGATGATGCTGTTTGTTATAAAGGGAACTGAAGATGTTAGTATTATAATAGGCCAGATGTATAGTGACGGAAACCAGTGTTGGCAATTATTTAAAGTAGATATTAATGACGATAGTGACGAGTTTACAAAGAGGTATAGGGAAATGTTAGACGAATTAAGGTCCCTGGCCTATAAACCAGAACAAAAATGTAATTAAAGGAGGGAAGTAATGTCAGTACATTATTCAATAGAAACAATTTCCAGTGATAAGGATACTAATTTCACTGCAGCACTAGCTCAGAATGCTATAGAGAACGAATCTCTTAGTTTTCCATCTGACTATTCAACAGTTAATATTAACAAGTTGAAGATAAACAGTATAGCAGTTCAGGCTGATTTTACGAATACGGGTGCTGCTTTAGATCTTGAGGTTGTATTCTGGAATACAGATGGATATTCAAATACAGACCTGGATACAGATGGATATATATCATCTGTTCTGTTTTCAAATTCAGATGCAAGACAGATTGCTGGCACTGGTCAGTATTACTACGAAAGTGAGAATAGCTTTAAATCGCCAATATATTACGAAGATGCAGACGGTACAGGTGAATTACATGTTGGATTGGTAAACAGAAGCGCAACCACTTTTCATGCAGACGACACAATTAAATTATCCTTTGTTGTAGAACCTATACTATGACGGCATTAGAACTTACAAATAAGCAGAAGAAAGAGGCTAATGATTTTGCTAATTTATATGCATACCAGCACACAAAACATTCAGATGCTTTCTTTAATGCTGACTATGATATGATATTTGTAAACAAGGGGAACCAGGCAGGCGGTACGGCTGTTATTGCATATAACTTCGTACTGAGAATACTTGGCTGGCATCCTGTGCCTAGAAAGAATATGGTATATTTTAAGTGTGATTCTGCCAGTATATACGAGGATAAGCTGAAGAAGAACATGGATGTCGAAGGGGTTGAGAGGGGACACTACTTCTCACCAAAGGAATATTTCAGTAACCTGGAAGGTAAGCCATGTCCTCACTGTAATACAGAGATACACAAGCACGAAAGGATTCATAAGATATATAGGTTTGCATCACAGAACCTCCCTGTGGAGAAATCTAAATCTAATGAAGATAGTAGTGAAAGGTCCAGTGAAACAAAGAACACGCAATATCCAGAGTTTACCAGATGGCTACCATCTTTCCTTTTAAAGAAAGATATTACAGCACGAAGACAGGTACAGATAATAAGAGATCCTTATGGTGGGGATGATATAACGATTGAATATGTATCTTATAATCAGTCTACACAGTCTGTTGCTGGTCATAAGAGAACAGCACTATGGCTTGACGAGTTAGCACCAGAACCGTTTTATGATGAACAACCAGCCCGTCTGTTGATAGAAGATGGTGATACATGTATATCATATACGCCTACAGAAGATAATGCTATTGGGTATTATTTTGACCGTATATACGAACGTGCTAAAGTTTATTATAAAAGTAACGCTATAAGGGAGTATTATCTCCGTGAACATAAAACCAAGTTTCCTGAGATAGAATTTACTAATAGTAAGGAGTCTATAGCGGTTATTCAGATGGCAACTGATGATAACCCACTACTCACAAAAGAGATTATAGATAGGAAATATGCAGGATTTGATGACAGGCAGTTGGTTGATATGCGTAGGTATGGTATATTTGCTGCTGTTACAGGTAAGATATATAAACAGTTTGTTCCAAGGATACATATAAGAAAAGGGAGTGATGTTTTTCCAGATGGTATACCTAAGACTGGTACGTTTTTCAGGTCAGAAGACTGGCATCCAACGACAAAGCTTGCTATTATATTTGTGTATTTATCTCCGTATGATGAGGCGTTTGTGTATGCAGAGTTAAACCCTGATCCAGAGAGGGATAATACACTATCTATATGTAAGATGATAGCTGATGTAAGTGGTCCTACCAGGAAGTTCGGGATGAACCTTATAGACCCACTGGCCAGTATAAAGCAGTCAAATACAACGAGAAGCGTGGTGGATGATATGAACCACTATTTCAACCAAATGAAGAAGAACGAAGAGTGTACTGGTGGATGGTGGGAAAGTGCTAATACAAAATCTACTGTATCAAAGACAGATCATAATTTAAGAGGCAGGGATGAGATAAGGAGAAGGCTTGCAAATGCCACTTTATGCGAGAAGCCTTTTAATAACAAGATACATCAGAGCGGGCTGGAGAAGAGACTTCCTACTTTATGGGTATTAAATGATTGTCCCCTTGCGGCAGATTCGTTAAAGCAATGGAGGCTTGAGAAAGGAAAACCTACAGTTAAATGGAGTCATTTTTGTACGGCTCTTGAGTTTTTAATGAAGGATGTCAGGTTTTCTCCAAGAAAACAACTTGCAAAGAAGCCTAGAGATTATATACATAAGAGATATTACCAGACAAAAAGATAAGGAAAAATTATATGGCACGATATAGCGAAGAAGAAACCAAAGCCCTTGCCAGTCAAATCATAGATGGCGAATATGTAGTAGGGCAAAGTAACAACAATATTCCAGATGCGGATTATCTGGACTATCTTGATATGTTTGACTGTGAGCGAACGGAAAAGAATTATGACTGGATGTCCGATATATACATGCCTGAGTTTTTATCACAGATGCTTACACAGTCTGCTATAGAAGCTGGGCTATATTTTAAGACACATGATTTTGTAGAGGTATATGTCGGTAATGATGACGAGGTGAGTATTCGTGCAGCAAAGGTAAATAAAGATTTAATAAACCATGCTTTAAACAGGCGTGATTTATGGTTTTACCAGAAATACATGAGAGCCGTTAATATGAAAAATATTTGTGGTGTTGCATATTTCAGGTGTTGGTGGGAACAGGAAACAAAGCAAGAAAAGGTTGGATCGAGAGAGGTGCCTGAAAGGGTTGGCAGTGATCCAGAAGGTAATTCAGTAGAAAGAATGGTAGAAGAAGATGTTGAAATGGAAATTATATTAAAGGATCAATTTAATTTTGATGTGGTTGACCCAAGAGATGTGTTTACCGATACATCTTATGCTTATAGTTTACAGGAAAAGAAGTGGGTTATATTAAGGTTTAATGCGACTATAGATGAACTCGAAGCTAATGCTGATACAATGGAATATTTCAATCTTGATAAACTTGAAGACACTATGACCCCTCCTAAAGTAGGAGCCAAAGGGGATAAAACCACACATCACGGGTTGGATAATAAAACAGAAGCACCTACTACACCTTTAAAGAATTGGACCATTCTCCAGAGACTTGGAAAACACTGGGTTATGGTTAAAGAAAGAGATGAAAAGGGGAATGTTGTGGATGTTAGGTGCGGTATTGATACAAACGGAAAGAAAAAGAAGGGTGCCGAATTACATGAAATGGTAATTACGTTTGCGGTAAATGATTATAATAGAGTTTTAATAGGGTACAATCCTTCCCGTTGTATAGATTCTAAGGGTAATCCTTACAGACCTATAACGAGGGCACTTTGTTATATTCATCCAGCAAAAGATGATGGTATGGGAGATGGTAAGTGTTTGAAGGAACTTCAGGTTGGTATTAATGATACAATTAACATGGAGAACGATAGAACAAAGCTACATACTATACCTATTATGCAGGGTAACCAACATGATATAACAGATAATGAGTCACTGGAGTGGAAACCTGGGGCATTCTGGCAGACGGAAAGCGGTAATGTATTAACGGAGGTACAGGTAGGTGGTGATGTTAATGGTGCTTTACAGCAGATTGTTATGTATAAAAACGCCATGCAACAGGCATCTGGTATATCAGCAGAGACACAGAGTAAGCTGGCGGCCCCCACTACTACGGCTACTGCAACAGCTAACCAGATGCAGCGTAGTGATACAAGGTCTAATTATAGAACATTAACAATGGAAAATACAGCTCTTAGTGATTTATACTGGTTTATAACACAGATGACGGCACAACATATGAAACAGGCAACGGCAATGGAATTACTTGCCCAGGATGCACGGTTTTTTAATCCATATCTTGACTATACATATAAACCATTATCTGCTTCTCTTAATGATGATGCATCAAGACAGGCAAAGGTACAAAACTGGATTTCTATATTAGGGTATGTAGCAAATGATCCAGAGAGAAGGGCGGCTGTAGATTATATACTGGGAGAGGTTGCTTCCTTGATGGGTAAGGAATATGAGGGTTTCCATAGTAAATTCTTTGCTGATACACAAGCACCACCTCCTGTGGAAGGTGGTGGTGGGCAACAGCCACAAGGCGGTGGTGTACAACAGCCACAAGGCGGTGGTGGAACGCCTCCTACAAACCAGTCAGGCGTAGAACAGACTATGCAGGAAGCTCAATTAGCGGAGGGAATGGGTGCTTAATAACGTATATAGTAAGGTAACGGTTGAAGATCAAATAGAAGCAACTACGCTCAGAAATCTGGAGAAGACAACAGAGTTTATGGCAGCCCTTAATACGGAAGTAGGGAAGGCTCTGTTTAATGATCTTGTGTTATTATTAGACCAGAAGTTTGAATTGATATACAAGGGCGAGGCTAATGAGAGAGATAAGGCTATATTTGATGCATGTAAGTACATAGGCAACAGGTGGAATAAGATAATAGAGGTGCATGGTAAGAGTGTGGATAAGATGCAGAGGTTGCGGGATAGAAAGAACAAGAAGATAATAGGTTAATTTTATTTAAAGGAGAGAGAAAATGGACGAACTTAATGGACTTGACAATACAGAGGAAGAAGTCAACGAACCAGTAACGGAATCTAGTGAAGAGGTTACAGAT